TTTTATCAAAATAAAAATACTTTTTTAGGATATAAAAGTTTTTGGAAAACTATAACATGTACACCAATAAATAAAGGAGAGGGCTTTTTTGAATTATGAGACAAACAATAGATAATAGTCAACAATTGAGTGGGAAACAGTTACAAATGAAGTACTATGAAAATGGTCTTGAAAATGATACGTTTTTTCCTAAAGGTGTTCATATTGATGACATAGACAGAGCTGTTAGAGATATTTTTAAGACAGAATTTGAAGTTACTTCAGAAGGTGAAAAGGTTCCTTTTTTAGATATCTTTTCTATACAAAGATTTTCTGAATATATGAAAACTTGGCAAAGCACCGATGAAACTAATACGGTGAAGCTACCTTTTACTTTATTAGTTAAAGAGCCTGCTGAAAAGGGTACAAATTTTAGTAATTCTTCAAATATCCCAGGATTTCCAACATTTCCTCTTTGGAAGCGAAATACTGTTAGAAATGGTAAGGCTACAATAGATTACTATAAAATACCTCAACCTGTTAATATTGATTTAACTTATAAATTCCACATATTTACAATGCATCAAAGACTTATAAATAAAATGGATGAATTAATGTTACATCAGTTCAAATCTTTACAATATTATGTAGTTGTAAATGGTCATTATATGCCTATGTTTTTAGATACTATTGATGATGCTTCAGAAATTGGAGATATAGATAAAAGAAGATATTATCATAGAGTTTATGTTTTAAAAGTTAAAGGCTATTTATTAAGGGAAGAAGATTTTGAATTGGTTTCTTCTTTGAATAAAATTAATATAAAGATTGGAGAATCAATAGTTAAGGATAGTCGAGTTTGTATTGTAAATCAGTTAGATTTTGATTGTGATTTATGCTTGAATTTTAAATTTAATAGAAAGTCACCAAATTCAAACACTTACAGGGTTCCTCAGAAATTAGAATTTTATTATGATAACCAAAGCATATCAAACGACTATGATTACTTTCTTAACGGTCAATTAGTTACAATACCTTTTATTGCAGATGTTGGAGATGAATTAACAGTTGCACATAATATGGGAAATTCAAATGTAATTAATATACAGGTTTGTGGAAAAAAAATAACTTAAAAATATATGATTTAGAATTCTAAAAGATATTTATAATTAAAATATAACAAAATGGCGATAAGTAAACCTAATCTTGCTCCTTCAATAAAATTTACAGAAACAGATTTAACCTTTTCAACTGGAAGAAATTTCGGTGTAACTAGTTTGGGTATCTCTGGTGAATTTTTGAAAGGTAGAGCTTTCACACCAATTTCAATCGATAATGTCGAATTATTTACTCAAGTTTTTGGTGAATCAAATGCATGTAAGTTCGAAGGAACTTCACAACCTATTTATGAGGGTGTTTATATAGCAAAACAATTCTTAAAAGAAAGTGACCAACTCTTTGTTTCGAGAGTACTTGGTTTGACAGGTTACGATGCAGGTGATGCTTGGGGAATTTCCTTTGGTGCAGCATTAGATCCTTCTACGGTTGCTATAACTGGTACTTCATCATTTACAGCTACAATTAATTATGTAAATGGTAATGTAGGAAGTGTAAGTTTCAGTAATTCTACACTTCAAGACCTTTATGATGCAGGTCAAATTGCTAATTCTTCTTTAGGGAGCAGCACACTTTTAACAGGGGACACAGTTTTAGTAGGAAATGCATTCTTAGGAAATTGTGAAACTTTTGTAGGTGCTCGTTTCAATATGACTGTCACAAATAAAATTGAAACTTATATTTGTATTACAGGTGAAACAAGTGTTTCGGAAACAGTTCAAGTTCCTTCTGAAATTCAAAATTGTCTTGTGATTTATTCGGGCGGTACTGTGACTTATGATAGTACATTCATTATTACTGTTGATAATTCTGTAGTAGTACAAAATGTTACAACTAATGAATTAACAATTGTTTCTTCTGGATTTTTAACATTAGTTGGTGGTACTATCACTCACGATGTTGATGGTTCAATTACAATTGAAGATGGTTCAATTTTCTTTCCTAATGGGGATGTCTTCACAGGTGGTGAATATAAAATATGCGATTTGAATGATAATACGGCAGTTTATAATTGTGAAACTATAGATGGTATCAATTATACTCTTACTACAGGAACTACTATCATTTTTAATACTGTAACATCAGGAACAACACAACAAATTATTTCACAGATTCCTTCAGGCTTGATTCAACTTGATTTTTCAGGTACTGTTACAGAACTTTCAGGTATGCCATATGCACAATATGATAACATGGTTGTAGCATTGATGCGTTCTTATGCAAGTTATGATGGAGATGAAATTTTAAACTTCCAAGTAGAAGGTAATGTAATTTCTATTGAATCTATCGATGGAGGTACGATTTATCCTACTGATGACTTTTTAATCAAAGGTACAAAAGTAAATGGTAGTACGTTTGAATACAATGTATCTTTAGATAAGAGTAAATCAAATTATATCGCAAGAGTTTTTGGTAACTTTATCCCATGTTGTAGAACAAATAATCCTTTGTATGTTGAAGATTTATTTGAAAATAGCTTCAATTATTTATTGGATAACAATTTGGTATATTGTATCAAACCTTCTATTTGTTATATCAATACTTTAGATAACTATAAAGAACCGTATCAAGGTGCAATGACTCCTTGGGTTGTTTCTGAATTGAGAGGTAATAGAGTGTTTAGATTGTTCCGAGTTCATACATTTACTGATGGTAATGCTGCAAATACAGACATTAAAGTTTCTATCACAAATATTCGTCCTGATGCAAAAACATTTGACCTTCAAGTTAGAGGTTATGGTGATACAGATAAAAAACCTGTTATTCTTGAATCGTATTCAAGACTTACTTTCAGAGAACAAGATAATAACTTCATCGGAAGACGTATTGGTACTGTAGATGGTAACTATGTTCTTAATAGTAAGTATATTATGATTGAATTGGCTGCAGATTGTTTAGATGAATCATTCCCTGCAGGTTTTGAAGGTTATCCAGTTCGTGATTATGATTGTATGGCAAATCCTTTACTTGTCTACAAAACACAATATAACCCTACAGATAGAGTTAGACAAGTTTATCTTGGATTGAATGATGTTTTGGGATTTGATGCGGATTTCTTTGATTATAAAGGTAGACCTGCTGATCCAGATGTTCCTTTCTGGACTGGAACTACTAAAGGATTCCATATGGATTCAAATGCTACTTCTGCTACAGTTGAAGGTTATGGTGTTGTACAATTTGAAACAGGTATTCATTCTTTCAAAAATGAAGCTGATTTGGCTGGAACTTCTTATGAACAACTTATTGCAAGAAAATTCACTTTGGTTCCTTTTGGAGGTTTTGATGGATGGGATATTCATAGAAAAAGAAGAACAAATACAGATTTGTATACAGTTACAAGTTCTTTAGGACAAAAAGGTTTAACTTCAGGTGCATTCGATATTTATAGCTCTGAAAATATTAATGATGGACAAACTGTTATTAATTCAGATTACTATGCGTATCTTGAAGGTATCAGAAGTTTGAGAAATAGAAATGAATTCCGTATCAATCTTCTTGCGACACCTGGTATTAATACAAACGAACATTCAAATCTTGTAGAAGAGTCTATTGAAATGTGCGAAAGTGAAAGATGTGATACATTCTATATTCCTACAACATTAGATACAGATGATGCTGGTCAGGTTTTAAGAGTAAATGATGTTGTAAGTTCTATTCAAGATTTGTTTGATACTTCTTATGCTGCTACATACTTCCCTTGGGGTCAATTCCTTGATGAAGTTAACAATGTTTTTATTTGGATTCCTCCAACTGCTGAAGTAATGCGTGTATATGCTCTTAATGATAAATTGAGAAGACCTTGGTTTGCTCCTGCAGGTGTTGAAATGAGAACTCAATTCAAACAAGCAAGAAAGAAATTGAGAGAAGATGAAATGGATATTCTATATACTAATAGAATGAACTACCTTGCAACTTTCAAACAAGCTGATGGTTCATCTCCTGTATATGTTTGGGGTAATAATACTTTACAACTTGCTGATACTGCATTGACAGATATCAACGTAAGACGCTTACTTCTTTATACACAAAGATTGATTGAAGATGTTGGATTACCACTTCTTTTTGATCAAAATGATGAAGCTGTTAGAAGAAAGTTTGAAAATAAAGTTAATCCTATTCTCGCAAATATTAGAAACGAAAGAGGTCTTATTGATTTTAAAGTAGTTCTTGATCGTTCTAATGAATCGTTTAGTTCTAATGAAATGAAAGGTAAAATTCAAATTGCGCCTACAAGAGCATTAGAATATATTAACATAGAATTTGTATTAACTCCTGCAGGTGTTTCAGTTACAAGTTAAAAAATAAAATATAATCTTATGGAATTAAAAAAATATATATTGTTAGAATTAAGAAAAGCTAGTTTAGATGAAGCAGTGTTTGCTTTAAGTGGTTTCACCGATGCCATCCAATCAGATTTTTCTAGCTTCAGACAAGGCAAAACTAAACAAGAATTAATAGATTCTGAAGAAACTGCTATTCAATCAATAGTTCAATTATTTGATGGTGGATTTAGAGACTATTTAGAAAAAGATTTAAGAAAAAAGGTTAGACGTGAAAAAATTTCAATTTTGGCTATAGTTTCTAAATATTTAGGTACGCCATCTAATACTGCTTATACAAATAATATTTTAGCTTTAATTGGAACTCCAATGCTTAATTATTTCTTACAAAAAGCATTTGGTAAAGATTCTATATGGAGTAGAATAAGGCAAATAACTCCATTTATGAAAAAAGTTTCTACAGGTAACTATGCTTTAGATACTTCAATTTATACTGGATTAGCTAAAGCATTGGAAAGTGGGGCTGTTATGAATGAATTTATTAGTATAGCAGGATCTGATATTACTAATAAAGTTGATACTATAGCTAGTGATGGTGATTTTAAGAATCTTTTCTTATCTGAAGTTTTAGGTATAAATAGAGGTTTGAGAAGTGTTGGAAGAAGTATTGGTGCAAGTTTTCAAAATACAGGTGATGCGTTTAAAGATTTATTCGTAAAGAGAAAAGTTCGAGATAAATATAAATTGGTAAAAGAAATAATGAAATATTTACCGAGTTTAAAAAAGAGTTTAAGAGGTAAAATAAATGACGCATTTTTCGAAATGGAACATAATAAAATTGCTGCATTTTTCGGTGAAAGAGGTGTTAATATACGAAGTAACATTCAAGATATTTCAATTCCAATTACAAAAGCTGTTTTAAAACATCTAATGGAAAATGCTAAAGATTTATATTTTGAAGATTTACCATCTGATGTATCAGATATAGTTTATACGTTATTTACAAGTGATGTAGTAGCACAAAATGTCAATGGGGCTGTAATTTATATTATGAATAAAGTGTATAAAGATTTAAAATATGAAGAAGATAAAAGAAAACAATACCAAACTAAAAGCAGATACAACCGATGATAGATTGCACTAAAGTAAGAAAAATTACAATAAACCAAATACTTCCAAATGGAGAAGTGTTGACATCAATTATTTATTTTGATATTGATTCTGGTGATCAATTGACAGCTAATCAAGTTTCAAAATGTAATAATGTGCAATCATTAAACTTCTCTTGCGCAGTAGTTTGTAATCCTTCTTAAGATGGTTAATTGTGACAACATTAGAAAAATTACGATAAATCAACTTTTACCTAATGGTGAAGTTTTTATATCTACAATTTATTTTGATGTAGTTGCAGGAGAACAAGTTACAGCAAATAGCGTGAAGAAATGTAATAACATTCAACCTATAGATTTTTCTTGTGCAATAACCTGTAATCCTTTTGAAGAATCAGTTATTCCAAATTGCTGGTTAACTTTTTCTGAAGAATGTTGGATTGACGAAAGT